TCCAACGGTCGTTGGTCTGTTGAGAAGTTCAAGGGTCTTCTTTTCCAAATCGAGCGTGATGCTAACGCAATCGCACAAAGAACTCGTCGTGGAAAGGGCAACATGATCCTCTGCTCTGCTGACGTTGCTTCGGCACTCACCATGGCAGGTGTTCTTGATTATACCCCTGCTCTTAACGCTAATCTTAACGTTGATGACACAGGAAGCACCTTCGCTGGTGTTCTCCAAGGTAAGTATAAGGTCTACATTGACCCATATTCTGCAAACGTATCTGCTAACCAGTATTACGTTGTTGGTTATAAGGGTTCTTCACCTTATGATGCTGGTCTCTTCTATTGTCCTTATGTTCCTCTCCAAATGGTTCGTGCCGTTGGTGAGAACAGCTTCCAACCAAAAATTGGATTCAAGACTCGTTACGGAATCGTTGCTAACCCATTTGCTGAAGGCACCACTCAAGGTTCAGGTCGTCTTCTTGCTAATGCTAACCGTTACTACCGTCGTGTACGTGTTGACAATTTAATGTAAAAAATTAATTTTTACATATTCCAACCTCCCAGAAATGGGAGGTTTTTTTATAAATATTAATGTAGATAACCTATTAAAAAATGTCTTTTATTTATCTTGCAACTAATATAAAAAATAATAAAAAATATGTAGGAAAGACTTCGTATGATAAGTTACATAAAAGAATAAGTCAACATATTTGGTATTCAAAAAATAAAAATTCAAATATTCCATTTTCAAATGCTTTAAGAAAATATGGAAAAAATGGATTTAACTGGGAGATAATAGAAGAATGCAATAATGAAGAATCTGGATTGCGAGAAATATATTGGATAAAAGAATTAAAACCAGAATATAATGCTACTTTGGGCGGAGATGGAGGAACATACGGAATCCCTTGCCCAGAACACGTAAAAAATGCAACAAGAATAGCAAATTCAAAAAAAGTTAAAGATAAAATTACTGGAAAAATATACAACTCGGCTACTGAAGCATCAAAAGATGTGGGGCAAAATTTAAAATCAATATCCAGATCTTGTTTAAATCCTTCAGTTAAGACGAGATGGGATTATATCTAAATAGAAATAAAAATGTCCCAAACTCCTTGGTCTAAGCAATTATCAAATAGAAATTTTTTATCTCCAGTTGGATTCAAATTTTCTATTACAAAATTACCAAAAGTAGACTTCTTTTCAAATACAGCAGAAATTCCAGGAATTAATCTTGGTGTTGCGCTGCAACCAACATACCTAAAGGATATTCCTGTTCCAGGTGATAAAATAACCTATGATGATTTTTCTTTAGATTTTTTTATAGATGAAAATTTACAAAATTATCTTGAAGTCCACAAGTGGTTGAGAGGGCTTGGATATCCATATAGCATTCAGGAATTCATAGATTTGAAATCTAATGATGAGTATTTGCCAGATAGTTCATATAAAAGTCCATATAATGAATATTCTGACGCTACTTTATTCATCTACAATAGCAATTTTAATATTATATCGCAAGTTCATTTTAAAGATTTATTTCCAATAAGTCTATCCACAGTTCAATTTGATTCGAAGGAATCGGACATCAATTATGTCACTGCAAGGGTCCAATTTAAGTATTCTATATATGACATAGTTGTTTTATGATTTATGAATCTTGATGAAATTCAATCGTTATGGGAAGAAGACGCAAAAATAGATCCAGATAATTTACACGCAGAATCTATTAAAATTCCTTCACTTCACGCAAAATACTATAAAATTTATAACAATATTCTTCTTCTCAAAAAATTAGAAGAAAACAAATTCAAAATATTAAAAAAAGAAAAGTGGATGTATTTTTCTGGAAAATCAGATCCAGAGGTATATGTAAAAAAACCATTTGATTATAAGGTATTGAGACAGGATATAGATAAGTATATGGATGCTGACGAGGACATTTTAAAATCCATATCCAAAATGGAATATTACCAAACAATGTTAAGTTATTTGGATAGTATTCTCAAAACAATAATGAATAGATCTTATCAGATTAAAAATAGTATTGAATATATGAGGTTTACAGCAGGTTATGGTTGATTTAATTATACAAAAAAAGAATGAGATTTACATAAAAATAGAAGCAGAACCGCATATACATCAAGAGTTATTTGATTATTTCACTTTTGAAGTTCCTGGTGCAAAATTTATGCCTCAGTATAGAAACAAATACTGGGATGGAAAAATTCATTTATATAGCAATCACACTGGAGAAATTTATGCTGGCTTGCTCGATAAAGTCGTATCTTGGGCAAAAAAATCTGATTACAAAGTAGAGTTTAAACATAATAAATTCTACGGAGATCCATTTGAAGAAAATGAAAATATATCTAAAGAAGGTATAAAAGATTATATCAATTCAATTTGTAAGTATTCTCCGAGAGATTATCAAATTGATGGCGTTTATGATGCTCTGAAATATAATCGCAAACTTTTAATTTCTCCAACCGGAAGCGGAAAGAGTTTGATGATTTATTCTTTGGTTCGTTATTATGCCGACAAAGGTTTGAATACTTTGATTATTGTCCCAACCACTTCTCTTGTAAGTCAAATTTATAAAGATTTTGAGGATTATGGGTGGGATGTGAATGAGCACTGTCACCAAATTTACTCAGGAAAAGAAAAACAAACAGATAAAAGTGTGACTATCTCAACTTGGCAAAGTCTCTATAAAATGGATAGAAAGTTCTTTAGTGCTTTTGATGTTGTCATTATAGATGAATGCCATCTTGCCCGTAGCAAGTCCATTACAGGAATTATGACAAAGATGGATGGCACCAAATATAGATACGGCTTCACGGGCACTCTAGATGGGTCTCAGACGCATAAATGGGTCCTCGAAGGATTATTTGGCCCTTCCTATAAAGTCACACAGACAAAAGAACTTATAGAAAAAGGACATCTGTCAAAATTGGATATTAAAGTTCTTTTATTGAAGCACGATCCACAGAGATTTGATGAATATGAAGATGAAATTCAGTATTTAATTAATCACGAAAAAAGAAATAAATTTATTAAAAATCTTACTTTAGATCTAAAAGGAAATAGTCTAGTTCTTTTTAATCGTGTGGAAACTCATGGTCAACCTCTATATGAACTTATAAATAGTTCAGCATCAGACGAAAGAAAAATATTTTTTGTTCATGGTGGAGTGGATGCTGAAGAAAGAGAGAAAGTAAGAGAAATTACTGAAAAAGAAGATAATGCAATTATTGTTGCATCTTATGGTACATTTTCTACTGGAATTAACATTAAAAACCTACAAAATGTTATCTTTGCTTCTCCTTCAAAATCTAGAGTTAGAAATTTACAATCAATTGGTAGAGTTCTGAGAACAAGTGAAAGTAAGACAAAGGCAATATTATATGATATAGCAGATGATACTACTTACAAATCAAAGAAAAATTATACACTGAATCATCTTGTAGAAAGAATTCGAATTTATAATGAAGAAAAATTTAATTATGAAATTATTCAAATAGACTTTAAAAAATAAAATGTACGAAGAAGAATTTTACGCAACTATAAAAATGGTTTCTGGAGAAGAAGTTTTCTCAAAAGTTTGTCCTTGTGAAGAAGAAGATAGAACTATTTTAATTTTAGACAATCCAGTTATAATGGAAACTATTAATATAAAACAATTTGGAATGACAGCACTTAGGATAGCTCCTTGGATGAAACTTACAGATGACACAATGTTTATTGTGGATTTAGAAAAAATTATCACTATGACGGAAGTGAATGAGCCATCAATTATTAAAATGTATGAAAAATATCTTAGAGATCTAAATAAAAAAACCAATAAGTCAAAAATAAGTCCCAATATGGGATATATTTCTTCAATTTCAGAGGCTAGAATATCTTTAGAGAAGCTCTATAAATCATCTAATACTTAAAGATATAACTTATCTATCATCCCTAACAGAGTGATTCTAACTGTTATCGAAACTAATGTCAAGTCTTTACAGATAAAGAAATATTATGGTATAATAGAGATAAATTAAAATTCATAAAATAATGAAAGAAAGAAAGAATCCGCATTATGTAAATAATAAAGATTTTCATGATGCCTTAATCGCATATAAAATGAAAATTGATATTGCAAAAGAAAAATATTTTAAAAAATATGATAAGTATCCTCCAAACAGTGGACCGTGGGAAGGAAAACCAAGAATACCAAATTATTTGGGTGATTGCTTTTTAAAAATTGCTACACACCTTTCGTATCGTCCGAACTTTGTGAATTATATGTTCCGTGAAGATATGATAAGTGATGGAGTAGAAAATGCAGTTCAATACATTCATAATTTTGATGTAGAAAGAACCAATCCATTTGCTTACTTTACTCAGATTGTTTATTATGCTTTTCTTCGCAGAATTCAAAGGGAAAAGAGGCAAATGGAAATTAAAGACAAACTAATTGAACGTAGTGGATTCGAAGAAGTATTTACATCAGATGAAAGTGGTTTCAATTCTGATTACAATACGATTAAAGATAATGTACATATTAAGATGAATCAATGAAACTTGGACTTATATAAATAGTATCGTGCTAATAAAAATATATGAATATCATTTATAAAATAACTTATATTCCTCATTTAAAAAATCAAACTCCACCATATTATTATATTGGATCGAAATATAACTATAATGGAAATTATTGGGGTTCTCCGTCATCTAAACAAAAAGATTGGTATAGTGAAAATATGTCCAT